TGCTGACACCATTGAGCACTCTGACTCAACGTCGTTAGCCACGAACCAGCTTGCAGCCAAGAATGCTGCACAGACTTTTACCGCTGGACAACGCGGTGAGGTGACGACGTTAACGAGTGGGTCTACGGTGACGCCTAACTTTGCTGATAGCAATAACTTTACGTTGACGCTTGGAACGAACGTTACACTGGCTAATCCAAGCAACTGCACTGCTGGTCAGTCTGGGTCAATCTTTTTGGTGCAAGATGGCACTGGATCACGAACAATTACGTTTGGGTCGTATTGGGATTTTGCAGGAGGCAGCGCACCAACGATAAGCACTGCAGCTAATGCGGTTGATCGCGTGGATTACATCGTGAGAAGTGCTTCTTCTATTCACGCTGTCGCTACTCTGGCTTACTCATGAGCGTTATTGGAAGCAACTTACTTGCTGGCTCGGCTGGCGCTGGTGGTGGTGCGTATACGGGGAATCTTGCTGTAGCACATGCCGGTAGTCCTTATGTAACTGCATATCCTTGGGATTCAGATGGTTTTGGTTCTAAGCATTCAAATCCTTCTACATTGCCGCCACACTCCTGCTATGGTGTGGCGTTTAGCCCTGATGGAAATTATATTGCTGTAGCCACCGAAAATAGTCCATATGTCATTGTATATGCTTGGTCTTCTTCTGGCTTCGGGAGTAAGTTTTCAAATCCTTCTACCCTCCCAGCTCAGCTTGGTTTTGACGTTACTTTTAGTCCTGATGGTAGCAATATTGCTGTAGGACACGTCAATAGTCCATACATTACTGTCTATCCTTGGTCGTCTTCTGGATTTGGTACTAAGTATTCAAACCCTTCCTCCGCGTTGACTGATAATGTCCGGGCGTTACATTTTCATCCTGACGGCAATGTTATTGCTTTAGCAAATGACGCAAGTCCATATATCGATGCATACGCTTGGAGCAATGGGTTTGGCAGTAAGTTTTCAGATCCTTCTACAGCATTGGGTAATCAATGTCTCGGTATAGAGTTTAGCCCTGACGGTTACAATCTCGCTGCGGCACATATTGGTACCCCACGTGTAACTGTATATCCTTGGTCGAATGGTTTTGGGACCAAATATGCAGATCCTTCTAGCTTGCCACTTAGTCATGGTGTTGATGTAGCTTGGAGCCCTGACGGTAATGATATTGCTGTAGCGCATTACACCCCTGCAGAAGCAAATTCTGGTATTACTGCATATGCTTGGTCATCTGGGTTTGGAAGCAAATATTCAGACCCTTCTTCGGCACCTACTGACACGTGTCGGGGTGTAGCTTTTAGCCCTGATGGCAACAATATTGCTATAGTAGGCAATTCAAGCCCTTACGTTCGTGCATATCCTTGGGATTCTGGCTTTGGAACCAAGTACGCAAATCCTTCTACATTGCCAGCAGGTGTAGCCCATAGGGTAGCTTTTAGCCCTGCTGACTAATACTGGCAAACACTTTATCGAGTGATATATTAACCCTGGTACTTACCTTTTTATGAGCAAGCTCGACACTCTCAATTCCGCCTTAGCAGCTCGTGAGGACGAGATTCTCAACTACCAGATCAACATTGATAACTACGTCAGGGCTATCGCTAAAATCGAAGCTGAGCACCCAGACAAGCCCGGCATGTCCGAGTTTTCTGCAAACCTGTCGAACCTGCTGGAATCCAGCAAAACCGAGCAGCTCAAAGCGATTATTATTCGTGATGTGATCGCAGACCAACTCGCTGAACTGGAGCCCTCCTGATGTTCTACGCAAAGCTTGACGCCAACGGTGCTCTGGAGCGGTATCCGTACACGTTGACGGATCTGCGTCGTGATAATCCGCAGACCAGCTTTGGTCGCACCATTAGCGAAGAGACTGCTACGGCTTTCAGCTGTGTACCTGTCACGCAGGTCACGCCTCCTGCTGATGACCACACCAAGAATTTTGAGCGGTCAGCACAGCTTGTTGATGGAGCGTGGCAAGAGCAGTGGATTCAATCTGATGCAACTTCAGATCAGATCACTGAGCGCACCACTGCAAAAGCCAACGATGTAAGAAGAGAGCGCAACGAAAAGCTTGCTGCTACTGATTGGACACAACTTGCTGATCAGTCTTCTGTTGCTGGTACGTGGACTGCTTATCGTCAAAGCCTTCGTGATGTGCCAGGTCAATCTGGTTTTCCGTTTACCGTTACTTGGCCCACTGAACCCGGTAGCTGATTGCAGCGCAGGCTAACATTGGTGTAATTGGCCTTTAGCTGGTGTAGCGATGGCGTTTGGAACCGTCAAGGTAGACACGATCACAACCAGCACCCAGTCGGTGACTGTCGATAATCTGCTTGATACAGCAGATATTGGCAGCACTGTTCAAGGTTATGACGCCGACACCGCCAAGACTGATACGGCTCAGACTTTTACTGCGCTGCAGACTTTAAACGCAGGTCTTGCGGTAGACGGACCATACAAGCAAGTGGCAGAAGCGGTTTCTGCATTGAACATTGATTTGAGCACCGGCAACTACTTCACTAAAACGATCAGCGGAAACTCGACATTTACGTTTAGCAATCCACCTTCTTCCGGAACGGTGGGCAGCTTCACGCTAGAGCTGACCCATTCTTCTGGAACGGTGACTTGGCCAACTTCAGTAAAGTTTCCTGCTGATACTGCACCAACTTTAACGACCGGCAAGACTCATTTATTTGTGTTTGTGACCGATGATGGCGGCAGCCGCTATCGCGGCGCTGCACTTGCTGATTACGTCAACTAAGGGACGACATGGATCCGATCACACAACAAGTTGTTCTTGCCACTGCTGGAGCGGCAGGTGCTGCTGATCCAACGTATGTCGATGACGTATTCAGCACGTTTTTGTATACAGGCACCGGCTCAGCACGAACAATTACTAATGGGATTGATTTAAGCGGTGAAGGTGGGTTGGTTTGGATTAAAAACCGTGACTCCAGTGCATACAACCACTGCTTGTTTGATACAGAAAGAGGTGCGACGAAGTTTTTAATATCTAATTCTTCCGCCTATCAATTTACCACTACCAACAGCCTGACTGGATTTAATTCTGATGGTTTTAATCTTGGCAGTTATGGTGATGTAAACGCTAACACACTCGACATTTGCTCTTGGACATTCCGGAAAGCGCCAGGATTTTTTGATATTCAAACATGGACTGGCGATGCTACCTCTGGAAGAAATATCAGCCACAACCTTGGATCAGTTCCAGGGATGATTTTAATAAAAAAAACTGATACCGTTTATGAAAACTGGGCAGTTTATCATCGAGGCATTGGAGCAGGTAAATTTCTTACGTTAAATACAAATGATGACGAAGAGGCTAGTACCGATATTTTTGGGAATACAGCGCCAACGAGTACGGTATTTACAGTTGGAATGCACGGAAGAACAAACCAACTCAACAACACTTACATTGCCTACATCTTCGCCCACGACGATCAATCGTTTGGAACGGATAGCGACGAGGCGATTATTAAGTGCGGGAGCTATACAGGCAACGGATCAGGAGCTGGACCTGTGATTGATTTAGGTTTTGAGCCGCAGTGGTTACTAATAAAGAAGACAAGCAGTGGTGACGCTGGTACTTGGACATTGCTCGACAACATGCGAGGTATTGCTGCAAGTGGCGACGATGCTAGGCTTTACCCAAACAATACTGACCCAGAAAGCAACACACAACCTGTTTTATCTTTAACGTCAACGGGTTTTCAGCTAAAAACTGCAGGCAACTCTTACAACTCCAACGCAGCAACGTATATCTACATGGCAATCCGCCGTCCGCATAAGCCACCTACTGCTGGAACAGAAGTATTTGAGCCTGTTTATAGAACTTCTGTATATCCAAACCTGTTCAACACATCACTATTTTATGTTGATACGACTTGGAACAAGTTGGACTTGGGCACAAATTGGCTTGTTAGCAATAGATTGACAGGATCAACTTATATGTCTTTAAGTACTACTGCTCAGGAGGCCTCCACCAGTCATATTGATTATGATTACAACTACAAAGTAAAACCAGGCACTATGGGATCTGGGTACAATGAAATTAGTTATCTTTTTAAACGCGCTTCAGGCTTCTTCGACGTGGTGACTTATAAAGGTTCGTCTTCTACACAAAGCATATCGCATAATTTAGCAGCCAAGCCAGAGCTAATTATCTTCAAACCGCGTAATCAATCAGGCGGTGCATGGGTTCAAGTTTTTGATATAGATTCATCTGGATACAAAAACCTGTATGCTTTTTTTAATGACTCTGGAACTAGGAGCTACGGCAACACCATAGAAATGTACGCGGAGCCAAGCTCTACAAATCTTTATTTAGGAAGCAATAACAGTACGAACAATAGCTCGTACAACTATGTGGCATATTTGTTTAGCAGTCTTGATGGAATAAGTAAAATTGGTACTTATAGCGGCACAGGTAGCAACATCAATGTTGACTGCGGATTCACCGCAGGAGCACGTCTTGTCATGATCAAAGCTTTTGGCAGCGGCTCTACCGGCACCGATTGGTACGTTTGGGACACTGCTCGCGGCATAGTAAGCGGCAATGATCCGTATTTTCTTCTTAATTCCAATGCTGCTCAAGTCACCAACACTGACTACATTGACCCGCTCAATGCAGGATTTACAGTTACTTCGTCAGCCCCTGCTGCCCTTAATACCAGTGGTGGCACCTATCTGTTCCTTGCCATCGCCTGATTATGGAAATCCGCAACCGCTCCACTGGTGCAATCACCACCGTCAGTCAATTCAAGGCTGAATACCCCACCACCAGCTTCCCTAAGCAGATTACAACTGCCATTCTTGACAGCTACGGCTATGACGCTGTGTTGAATGGAGCGGCAGCAACAGTGACTGCTCCTTATGGCGTCAGCACCTGTGATGGTGTTGAGCAGATTGACGGCAAATGGTTTACCAAGTTCATCGCTGGTCCAGTCTTTACTGACACGACTGATGACGAAGGCAACGTCACTACTGCTGCTGACAACGAAGCTGCATACCGCGCCAGAATTGATGCAGATGCTGGAACGTCAGTGCGTGCAACACGCGATCAAAAGCTGACTGCTTCTGACTGGACGCAGATGACTGATAGTCCTTTGGCTTCTGACAAAAAAACTGAATGGGCTACTTACCGTCAAAGTCTGCGTGATCTGCCGTCTGCTAGTGGCTTCCCCCATACGATGACTTGGCCAACGGAGCCGTCCTAATGCAACGCCCTGACCCGATGATTGCTGGCAAGCCAGGTGCAGAAGACACCGAAGCGATGTCCAATCGCATGGCTTGGCTGGAAAGTTTGTACTTCCTTGATGGACGCGACCAAATCAGCCATCCGCAATATGGTCTGTTTACTGGCTTGGCGAACAAGTACAAAAACCTGGAGTCAACGAATGACTGCTAGCGATGGCCGTTATAGTGGTTTGAGGAGGTGACCCATGGCTGTCAACCCTGGAAATTATTCATTTTTACTGCAGAGAAGCGCAGACTGGTCTGTGCTTCTGCAGTTCAAGGACAGCAACAATGCTGCGATTAATTTGACAGGTGCCACGGTTGCCGCTCAGGCTTGGAATCAGCCCGGCACAAAGAAGTATGCCGACTTTGGCGTCGTTTACACAAGCCGCAGCAATGGCCAAGTCACCATCAGCTTAACCAGCGCACAGACGGCGACCTTCCCAGACAAAGCGTATTACGACGTACTAGTCACAACAGCTTCGGGGACAAAGGAGTACTACTTAGAAGGCGAAATCACTGTCGATGAGTCCTACACGACATGACCTCCGTCAACGTCACCACTCAGAAGAACACAGTCACCGTTTCGACTAGTGGCCAGCTGACGACAGTCACGGCTACTACTGCTGGGCCGCAAGGCCCACCGGGCGATTTTGACTTAGTTCAGTCAAGCAAAGTAGACAAATCGGTCATTTACTATGACCAATCAGCCGATACTTTTCGCGCTGACAATGTCTACACAGCAGAGACTCTTACGGATGGCGGTTCATTTTGACAGCCATTTTACGCCCGTTTTGTTCACCCATCCCTTGAGTCATGTCTAACACAATTCGCATAAAACGCCGCACGTCAGGTGCAGCGGGGGCGCCAAGCTCTTTGGCCAACAGTGAACTCGCCTTCAATGAAATTGGCGATGTTTTGTATTATGGAAAGGGCACAGGTGGTGCGGGAGGAAGTGCAACAAGCGTCGAAGCTATTGGCGGTTCAGGTGCATTTCTTGCGCTAAGTGGCACTCAAACTATTGCTGGCAGCAAGACGTATTCAGGCACACTGATTGCGCCTACGCAAAGCGGTGGTGATAGCTCCACCAAAGTTGCAACCACCGCTTATGTTCAAGGCGAAATAAGTTCATTCATTACTGGAAACCAGACGGTCACGCTAAGTGGGGACGCTTCTGGCTCCGGTACCACAGGCATTACTGTCACACTGGCAAACAGCGGTGTGTCTGCTGGTACGACTAGCGGCATCACTGTTGACGCCAAGGGTCGCATCACTGCAATTACTGGCCTGGCTGCTTCGGATATTCCGTCGCTGTCTGCTTCTAAGATCAGTGATTTTGACAGCACTGTTCAGGCAAACCGTCTCGATGAGA